CGTGAAGCTTATATAATCGTTGCTACAATGACTAGATTAAGTACGATAAGGAAGTTAATCCCTATAGTATTAACCTTGTATTGTGAGCAGTACGAAGTATACAGTTCACGTGTAACAGCTTACCTGGACACATTTTCACATAATGTGGACCACCAAGGCTTAGAGCAAACAGTTCGAAGGTATAAATCCCTTCGTCTATCTGTTCTAAGGTACCTTAGTGGGAATCCACTATATGAACTTGAGTCCGTAGCACTAGATTCTTCAGGTTTCCCTAAGGAGTTGTCTCTTTGGAAATCTGACTTAGATAACCCTCGAACTATAAGAGTCCTCCTGACGTTATTAAACGTTGGGAGAGCTTTTAAGTTTAAGGCTATTCTAAAGTTGGATACCATCGAGACTCCTTCTAAAGGAATTCCTCAAAATGAGGACACTATAACAGTGATCTGTAAGACTCTAGGAGTCTACCCTCAATCTCTGAGTTGGAGAGATTTCCATTTCTCTACAAAGAGTGGTCCTAACGGTCCTGCTTTGGCATCAGCCTTAACTGACTTGGACGCTATAACACCTCAACAAAAGGAAGATATTATCCTTTTGGGTGGGTTAGCGCTTCAAGTAGCTATGACTAAGCCATTTCAGATGACCGGATTAGGATACTCGATGATGGAGATTTGGAGATTAATCCACTCAAAGGCTGAAAAGTATTCTCGTAAGCTTAGTTACTTTAGTGATAAGGAAGGTAAAACACGAGTGATAGCTATCCTCGATTATTGGACTCAGACAGCATTAAAGCCTCTTCATGATGCTTTAATGGGTATATTAAGAAATATACCGTCTGATTTTACCTTTAATCAAGATAGTTTTCAATCGTCTTTACCCTCTACCGGTCCATACTATTGTTATGATCTTTCTGCAGCAACAGACAGGATGCCTGTTGACTTTCAGGTTAGTGTTTTATCTAACTTGATTGGGAGGGATCATGCATTAGCATGGAAACGCCTGCTAGTAGGAGAAGCCTTTGTGAACAAAGACTGTGACCACCCGGTATATTACCGGGCTGGACAGCCGATGGGAGCATACTCCTCTTGGGCCGCGATGGCTCTAAGTCATCACGTTATGGTGCAGTTATCAGCAATTAACGCTCAGGTTGTAAAACCTGGACGTTATTTTCCTGATTACTGCCTATTAGGTGATGATTTAGTTATAGCCAATCGTGAAGTAGCTCTCCAATATAAAATCTTGTGCTCTCAGCTCGATATGCCAATTTCTGATGAAAAGACTCTAGTGTCTGAAAAGATGCTAGAGTTTGCCAAAAGAATTGTTATATCGGGTACTGAGGTATCAGGTTTTAGTATCGGGGGTCTCTTAGAAACTTGGAAGAAGTATTCACTTCTTCATGAGTTTCTTCGAAACCAAGCTACTCACGGATGGAACTTGCCTATCTCTGAGCACCCAGACTTGATCCGAGCCATATTTAGTTTCTTTAAACGTCCTGCGCAAGCAGAGCGGATAATTAAACTATATATGGTTTACCACTATATAGGGAATTTTATCAGTAAAGTTACTGATGAAAACTCTATATCCTGTGACCGTATTAATGCAGGACACTCATTGCGAGTGTCAGTGCAGCAATACTTCCACAGAACTTTTCCTTTATGGGAGTTTATTTCGACTCCCGAGATGTTAAATCTCCTCGTTGATTTTATCAAAGAGATGAAGTTAAAGATAGCGGTCTCGGATGTTGAGAGACTGTTTGAGAACCGGGATACCATAGTGCAAACTATGGATAACCAGGCTCTTAAACATCTCCCAAGCTTGAATGTCCAGTTATACCAAGCTCTAAGACGTGAGACGCTACCCGTTATTAGTGTTGCG